TCGTTTTCATCTGTAGCAACTGCACGCCTAATGTCCATGTTAGTAGGCTCTTTTAATAAATGACCACTAAGCAAAGATATTTTAGCTGTTTGATAAGATAATGTAGTATCTGAATAGTTAATAGTAGATAAAGCTTTACCTTGTCTTTGTATAAATAATATGCCTGATTCTAATTGTTTTACTCGTATACCTTCTTTCGATCCATTACGAGATGTTGTAGATAAGAAAAAGTTAGATGGTGTTATAGCGGATATATTGTCTTGAATGACAGCAAACTCACCACCAGTTGTAAAAATTTGCAAGTCCCTGCCAGAAATAATATCTGTAATAGCATTAAAAGTATTTGTATCCAAGGTAGCTTCAACTGCATCATCATCTAGTCCCTCTACTGCTTCAAAATCAAAAAATAATGCTACTTTCGATCCCCATATAGTTGATGGTCTTGATTTACTACCACCAAAATATAATCTTCCCTGATGGAAAGTAACTGTTCTTGGGTAACCTTTTGATGATGACCATACATCTTCATATCCTGTTTCTAACTCCCAATTAGCATTATCAATCTGCGATGTATCAAAGAATGGAAACTCGGTTACTACATTAACTGTTGAGCTAGTCAAAAACTCTACAATTCTTGCACGACCTTGCGGTTGTACATTAATATACTGGCCTACATGAGCTGATGTAAATATAGCATGCTGTGAAGTTAAAGTAACTTTTCCAGACACATCACTTGGTGTAAGATGACCAGCAGAGCTAGTATCTACTATTGTTATAGTGAATGCATATTTAGGAATAGAATCAAATGATATAGTGCTAACAGTCCAATCAGTATCTGATGAGCCACGCACTATTTTTCTAGGTGCTAAATCTTCGTGTACTACAATTAATGTATCAGCAGATTGTGTCCAACACATTTTTTCTAAATAAGTGCTAGAAATACCTGTGCTAGTTTCTGTATGAACTAATGCTTTATTTTTGTAAACAAACATTGTGTCATTTGTAAAACACAACATATAACTATCATCTACAGAAAACTCAAACGATACTAAGCGTACACCATTTGCTGCACTTCCTGTAAGTTCATTAATAAATTTAGTGCCAGGTCTACGAGTAACGCCACCTTGTGGTTGGCATATAATGTTTTTAGCTGTTTCTAATGAATTGTTATAAGACTCTATATCTATTCTAGCTCTGACTAGAGGATCTAGCTCTCCAGAGGTAAAATTAGTTTGCATGCTAACAAAGCGTGCCATTAGTACCTCACATCAATAAGTGTAAAGTCTTGTATTCCGTTTGTTGGTTGTCCTTGTCCATCTATATTCATAGCTTGGCGCATATAACCACCACGACCATTTTCTGATGGAGTGCCTTGTGCTACAGTTCTCCAGTAATCAGTCTTTTCTATTTGGTCTGTAATAGGCATAGCTAGATGCCATGCTAATTGATACTTCATGTTTTGCACAAAGTAATGAGGCATTTCATATTCTTCTACTGCATATTGATAATCAACATATACTGTTTCATAGTTGCTTAACAACTTACCACCAACTAATCTATATTCTCTTTGTGGTACTGCGCCTTCCTGATCGCTAATAAACACTTTTCTTGGTGTGCCTATCATGTCAGAAGGTAATGCATATTCGTATTTGTATTCAGTTGTAGGTGTAGTAATTAATCTAGCTAACTGAACTTTCTTAAATGAAAAAGACCAAGGATAACTTGCTAATGTCTTAATCTTAATATCTTTGTATAAACTGTCGCATATGTTAGCCTCATCTGTACCTTCGGTAAATGATGATATAGGACTTGCTCCAAGCATTAATAATGCATCAGAACAAATTGATAATGAGGTGTCTCCAGATGCCATTTATATTCTCCAATTGTACAAATAGGCGAGAGCCGAAACCCTCACCTTTTTGTATTTAAACTACAACTAGGCTACAGAAATATCTGTGCCAGCTGACACATCAACAACGCCTGCCGCTGTGTTAGTTAGTACGATGTGTAATGATGCTGCTGGTGTAGCAGTATCATAGATCATTACTAAATCACCCACTTTAAGCACGCTTGATGCGCTATTAAAATAACCAGAAGCTGCTACTGTTGCTTTAGCATCTGCTGATTTGTAAGTCCACATTTGAGGAGCATCACCAGCTTTTGATTGCGCGCCAGCTGGACTTAGTCCATCTATGTTATAAGCCATATCTATATCTCCTTAAATTATGATTCGTCTGCTTGAACTTCAACGATACCTTCACCATCGATAGCAACTGAGCAAGCTGATAGCATTGCGTTTACTAAGTGAGATGTTTTTTCAGGTACATAGTTGATTTCTGTTTTAGGGCCGATGCCTTCGCCATAACCAATAGCAGTCTTATGGAATGCTAGGCAAGAACGAATACTTGAACCATCGATAGAAATACCACCTTCAGTACGATCACCTAATGTGTGGAATTTAAATCCTAAGAATGTATCAACTTCGCCAGATACTAACGCACGAACTGTGTTGAAATCAGCTGATGTTACTGCTGTTTCTGATAGTAAGTGTGCTAGGTTGTTTGCATGAATAATCATGTGTCTGTCTTCTGCTGGTACATTGTTTGTGTCCAATGTTTTCTTTGCATCACGAAGTTTAGCAACTGTTAGGTTTGTAGAGCCATGAGCTACTGTAGAACCTTTACCTGCTAAAAGTGCATCAAGAATAAGTTGATCTTGACGACGACCAATAGCGTTCGCTACAACTTGAACTAGCTCTTGTCTTTCTTCAAAATTAACTTTTTGTTGCATAAAGATGTCTGAATACTCAGCTGCGTTCCAATCTTGCATAGTCGCAGTAACTTGTGAAAAGTCAGTATTGAGTGGTGTAACATCTGTTTGTGGTACACGAAGTGTAGCCACGCCTTTCCCAACTTTAGGGAATTTTACTAAGTTGCCTTCAACGCCTCGTCTTTGTCTTGTAGCTTCTACAAGTGCAGCTTTACCTTGGTAAGCCTGTTTAACTTCGGCATCAAAGAGCGTAACATATGCTGGGGATAATCCGATAGACATATATTTCTCCTTTTAGAAATTAATAAAAAATTACATTAATCGCTATGGTATGCCAGAGAAATCTGGGCCTTGCTTGCTATTTACGACAGCCAAACGACAAGATTACTTGCGTTTAAGGGTTGCATTACGAGTGAATACAATAAGCCTTAACTGTAAAGTATCATACAATCAAGGCTATTGCAATAAATATTAACCGAAGTTTTGTGAAAAAGCTTTTTCTACTTTGGCTCTATATACAGGATCGGTTTGATATTTTTCATCTCCGACCATAGCGTATAGTTCATCTTTGGATGGCGCACCATCTACAGGTGCAGTTTCTACAGGGATACGACCTTCATAAGATGCTCTAACTTTTTCTAAAGCTGCGAGTCCTCTTGCTGTACCTCCCATGATTTTGAATTCTTCGAAGTCGTCTTTTCCCCACACTCCTTTCTGAACCAATCCAGTACCCCACTTAACCATGCCATTAATTCTAGCATCAGCGTTAGGCCCTAATTGTTTCTTCTCTTCGTCTAGGTTGACTTGATATTCTTGTGCAATATTTTGATTCATACCTACAACTTCACTTACTAATGAATCTAATGCAGCTTGGCTAATGCCATTGTCTTTCGCCCATCCAACAACATGCTGTCTGACAGGATCATCTTCAGGAGTATCACCGAATGCACCTAAATCATACTTACCATCTTTTGGTGCTTTGTGTGTTCCTTGAGATATTTGTTTCCGTAAGTCCATCCAAGATTTAGCTATACCTTCTAAATCAGGTTCTGCTCCATCTTCTTTCCAAAAGTTTTCAGGCCACCATTCTGGTCTTTCTAATGGCTCATCATCTTCTTCTAACTCACCCTGAGCTTTTAACATCTCAGGATCACGATGATCGATTTCTGTTTCTTTTGGATCTGTACTGACTTCCTCTTCTGGTGTTGCATCGTCGAGTAGGCCAGTTGTTTCTTCGGTTACTTCTTGCGAAGTTTCCTCAGTCGTACTAGGCTCGATTGCTTCTTCCATTATAATTTCCTTGCTCTAATTATCCTTGCTTCTAAATCTCTAATTATTGAATTTTGCCCTTCTCGATAAAATGCGTAACTAGAGTCGCTACCTGGCAAGGCTACAGGTTGCTCTAAAATGGTTTTTCGTAACCATTCCATTAATTCTATTCCATGTTCATTACCGAATACTCTTAAACATAATCGGTCTGTGTCATCTCTTTGTTGCTTAACATCTCTAGCATCAAGAGGTAATGCTTGTTCTAAGTCATCCCATCCTGCCATGTTATTCTCCTATTTGTGCATCTTGCATTAAAGAACGATTGTTTCTTTTATTTTTTAATATTTTTTCTGCTTCTTCTTTCTTTATTCCTAATGCATCAGGATTTTTACCTGTTTCTCTCATAAAAAACTCTTTCCATAATGTTTTATGTTCTTTAGATTTTAATAGTTCTCCAGATGTTGTTGATGAAGACCAATGTAATTTATTGTTATCATATTCATCTCGTGTAGGAACGATGCCGTTTTTCCATGCTTTTCTATAATCATAATCAGCATTATCTATACGAGGTTGTTCGCCATACTCATCTACAAACTCTTTTTTCCATTGTAATACACGAGGATTAGTATTCATCCATTCTTGAAATTTTTTTTCTTCGATTGGGGAAAGAGTAGCCATTATTCGTCATCCTCTGGGTTTTTAAAAGGTGATTTACCTTGTTTCATTCTCATTCTTGCATGTTCAGTTGCTTTTTTAATCATAGCTGGAGTAACATCTTCTCCATTCAAAATTCTATTTAACTCTGCTTTTGTAGTAGATGGAACAATCATAGGTATCTCTACCTCTTTGCCATCTATACCAAACCCCATAGAATATTCAGTTACTTTTTGACCTTGTTTGTTTACATGAACACCTTTCCAGCCTGTATACTTTTTACCATCAGCTGGATTATGGCGCATACCATAATCATCTTCCATAATTTATCCTTGTTGTTGTGTTGCTGCTTCTACTACTTGTGCAGTTGCTTCAGGATTTTCTGCTGCCATCTGCATCATTTGTTGTTGTTGTGCAGCTTGTTGCATTTGTTGTTTCATCATCATACGCTCTTGAGGTGTTGGTCTAAGTCTTTGTGGTACACCTAACTTCTCAGCAACATAGTCCATCATCTCATCTACTTTAATATTAACTGCTCCATCAGGCCCAGCACCTTGTGCAATCTGTGCATACTGTAATACATTCTGCACTTCTTCCATATTCTGTGCCATTGCTAATGGTGCAACAGGTGATACTTTTATTTCTAATCCATTAACTTTTAATGGTAAAGTAATTAAACCTTTTTCATCCATTACTTGTAGCATACGCTTTACAACAGGAATCATTGTTTCATTAATTAAACGACCAAATGCAGAACCTAAGTTCTGTGATAACTCTTTCATACGCTCTACAACTTCTGTTGCTGATCGTGCTGACATATTATCTGGCGGTAATGATTCATCTAATAATGTACGCTTAATGTTACCTCTTAAATCATCCATAACAATTTGTGATACATTAAAGTCACCTGCTCTTGGTAGTGGTCGTAAAGATTCACCTTGTGGGCCACCATTTCTAGCTACAGGAATAATAGCACCTGGCATAATCTTAACTGTGTTTGGATTTAATACGCCATCATCTGCCGCAGTATATACACCACTAATAGATAATGAAGCATTCTTTAATACTAACTCTAATGTTTTGTTAAGTGTTTTGATGTCAGGTAATGCAGTAATTAGTGGGCCTCGTCCGTAAGTTTCTCCTGCAATCTTTGCATAACGAGAAACAATCCAAGGAGTATTTTCCATTCGTCTATATACTAATTCTGTTTTAGTTCTTTTATCAATTACATGGTAGCAATAATCACCACGCTCAGGATCGAATATAGTTGCTTCAACTAATTCAACTTCTTCTGTTGGTTTT